CAAAGACCCTTCCATTGAAATTTCAGTTTGCCGAGATCAATTTGAGCCATGATTAAGCAGTAAGGAGAAGGTGACCGGAAGCACTAAAGGAAACTTTTGGTTGACCAAGCAGGGGGCCACTGGTATAAAGAATGTCGTTAGACCCAATGTACCACTGAGAGCCGCCCTTGTATTCGTAATCAGCCGTAGAATATGTAGTCGCTTCTGCGGGACTACTCCAGGTTAAAATAAGGTTACCGTTTTGGTTCCTAGAAAAGCCAAAGAAGATGGTGTTGCCAGCAAATGCAGCAGCGGTAGCAGCAGAGGCAGCCGCATTGCTTGCTGAGGCACTGGCTGCGTTGGCACTATTGCTAGCAGCAGTAGCAAAGCTTTCAGCAAAAGTTTTAGCTTGATGTGCGCTGGCCTCATAAAGCGAAGCATTATACGCAGCAGCCTGTGAGACATTTGCAAAGCTCTGGGAGGATGCAACAGACGCAGCTAGTTGGGCATCATTATAGTTTTGACTTGCATCCAGCTGGGATTTGTTAACCGCATCATTAGGATTAACCCCGTTTGCCAGGTTAATTCCTTTGTAGTTATTAAAGTTAACGTTTGCCTGAAAAACAGCGTTGGCTGGATCAAGGTTTCTGGCCTGAACTTCTTGAGCAGAGTAGTTAGTCTGCAGGAAGTTATCATTAAGGTCAGTGGCCCTAATAGCAGAGCCACCAAAGAAAGTTGCTGCCAGCTCATCTATGTTAGTATCACGATAGATGCGGATAGCAGTGCCTGCGCTTGGGGGAGTCGTAAAGGCAATAGTGGTCTCGTTGACAAAAGTATAAGCAGTTGTCAGAGTACCATTTAGCTTGACCTTTACATCACTTTCCTCTAGATAAGGAAAAGACAGGGAATAGACCGAAGTCGATCCATTCCCCGTATAGTTGTTTTCGACGATTGCCATTGTGTTTAGTTACCGTAATTGGCCAGCTGTTCAAGGCGCTTTTGCTCGTCCTGAAGTCGCTGCGATTCAAGCTCTGCTTGGCCTGCATACTGTCCCTGAGATTGAGCAAACCTAAGTTGACCAACCTTTCTCAGTTTTTCTTCAATATCAGGCCTTTCAGCAATAAGTGCCTGCGTAGCCCTTTCATGGGCACCTTGGATAATCTCCTTGGTTTTACGAACATAAATGGGCTCTTCGTATTGTTCGCCGCGCTCCATGGTCCTGGCTTTAAAGTTAGCGCGATCTTGTTTAAATTCTGCGCTATTAAACCAGGCCTTTAGTTCAGCTGGCAAACTACCATTACCATACATAAGTTCTTGAAGACGCACTCGCCCCTGAGGATCCAAGGATAGTCCATCTTTAGTCTTTTTGTAATCAACGGTAGGCCAAACATTCATTTCCACGAGCATCTGAGCGACTGGATCTGTGTTGACCTTGGTCGCTTCAAAAGGAAGTACAGCATTACGCAAACCACCGCCGGGGTTCAGCATCGGTTTTCCAGTTAGAATACTGATGCTATATGGAATGTTTTGCTTGCTAAGCCACGGCATCATATCGTAAAGCTTCTTCTGAGTCCAAGACTCATACTCACGATAGTACTTATCGGAAGCGTTGTTCCAGGCTTTCCGTGCCCCGGCACCCGGAATAAACGAGTTAACAAATCCAAGAATTGCAGCACCAGCTCTATCAGAGGGGCCTGTTGCCTCACCAAAACGCTCTTTGGCTTTGGTAAATTCAGTGATTGTTTCGTAAGGTGCGGAGAACAGGGAAAGGCCGTCAAGACCAGAAAGGTAGCTCTTTTCGGTGAAACTTGCCGCAATGGCAAATCCAAGGCGGGTAGCTACTGCCTCCAGTTCTTTAATTTCGCCGTTGCGCTCCATGTGACCAATGTCAGCAGCAGCAGCAACCCAGTTTGAAAGGGGTTCAAACCAGTTATAAGATACCCATTCGTCGCCAACCTTAATTGACCGAGGTTGAATACCTGCTTGCCTCCACCGCTCACGCTCGTTCTTGTCAATAGGCATGTTGCCCGTAATGTGACCAGACCAAGCATGGGTGTAGCCAAACGAAACCAAGAAGGAACCAATGGCTTCTCTGCCTTGATACTCTGCAATTTTAAGAGTATCGTTATTTATGATGGCCTGCTTATAGCCATCCATAAAGTTTTGAAGGAGAGGTGAGGTGGCACCAGGAGTCATTTGCAGCTGGTACCTCATAATATTAGCAGGCGTCCGCACAAAGGGGAACGCATACTTACCAACAGGAATACCAAGGGGGCTGAATTGCTCAATGGCATTGCCCAGACTATTTACAAAACCACCGGGGTCATCTTGATAGGTAGCATTCTCTGCAAACTTTTGCAGGGCTTCATCTTTGACCTGGCCTGTTTTGAAGTCTACCTGCTTTTCCATCTCTTGGATGGCGGCTTCTTGAAGACTCTTTAACGTTCCCTTACCGTTTTGCCGCGCCTCAAAGGCCTTCATCATGGCATCTTCATAGATCTTTTGACGCACAGCCACGGTACGCACAAAGTCATCAGAAGACATCATAAGGCGGCTGGGTAGATCCGTCCAGTTAGCCAGCGCGTGAATTGCCTTAAGAGCACCGGCAGCTGTTCGTTCAGCGGGGCTTACAGCTGCATCTGCAATAGCGTCAATCATTGCCATGCGTTCTGCCTTGCGAATCACGCTAAGCTGGTTCCAGGTGGCAGGGACACCACTCTTCATGGTAACAGAAGCCACATGGAAGGCATCGTTAATGCCGCTAAAGGCACCAATAATACCGGCTCCAGCTGCTCCAATCAAACGGTCGTCGCCATTAACGACACCCATGATACCCACTTCAAGGGGTTGAGCAAAGATTCTAATTACAGCACCAAGGTTACGAACAATGGTTTTGGGACCGGACAAGATGCTATTAAAGAAAAGTCCCAGAGATTCTTGCCCCAGAGTCGTGAGTACAGTTTCACCAAAGTTGATGGCCTTAGCAGGGTCACCACCAGCAAGAGACATTGCAAGAGACATCATACGCATCTCTTCAATGGCTGTTGGATCACCAGCGCGGAACCTAGCCTTAACATCTGATGCCCACATTTGTAGCATGCGTGGTGTAAGGACCGTTTTCTTTGCTTCGGTACCAGCTTCCTCAATCATCCGCTTGTAGCTGGGATGTTTACCAAGAAGCAGGCGGCGTCCAGCATCCAAGCTCCAGCCTTCTTTGCGGAGCATCATTAGACCAATCAACCTATCAAGAAGACGATCAGGTTGGTTGCCATTTGCAAGGAGGGCTGCATCATGATCCAAGAAGCTCTTAGAAACCTTTGCAAGCTCTTCTGCCATGCCTTGCATCGTTGCTTGAACAACAATGACGGCTTCATCTTCGATCATCTCACCGCTTTTTTTGGTAAAGGTCTGGCCGCTTTCCCGAAGGAATCGCATTGCCAGATCTTTAGCTTCATCCGCAGTTTGAGCCGTATCCATCACCTCTGTAAATTTATCAACCAAAACCTTGAGGTGATCACCCTTGAGTTTTTCCCAAGCGGCTTTACCTTGGTTGCGATAAATTTCGTTGAGGCGTTCCGGATCCAGATTTTTAATGGCTGGCTTGATAATCTGTTTCCAGTTGTCTTCCAGATTCAAACGCTTTACAGCAGCATCTGTTAACCAGTTGCGTCCATAAACAATCGACTCGGGAATGCTTACGCTTTTATAGGCGCTTTCTTTTTCCCAGGGCTCTTTATACCCGTTATCAATGATAGCCCGATCAATTTCTTGCTGATCCAGGAGGTTGCGCTCCAGCTGATCGTCAAGCTGTTTGGCGGTTTCAAGGTCTTCAGGGTCTACTGCCTGACGTTGTTGCCTAATAGAGTTTTCTTCTTGAAGAAGTTTGTTGAGTTGAGCTTCGCGGGTATCATTCCACAGCTCTCCTTCCTTTTTAAAGTCAACATCGGCTTTGGCAGATAATGCGTCGGCCTCATCAGACATGGTTTTTACGCCAGCCTCAAGTGCCGTTTCGGTATCACTACCCGCATCTTTT